CCATGGTTCCTGCCAGAGCATCAACGAACAAGCCGCTCTTCTCATTCACACCCTGCGCCAGGCCCTCAACGATGGAGCGGCCTGAATACAGGGTCCATCCCTTGCCGGAGAAGGGACCGCGCTTAGCGGGCGAGAAGGGCAGGTATTCGCGGGCCTTGGACATGACTGTGTCGAAGGCTCCGGTGATCCAGGAGATCGCGGACATGATGCCGTCCACCAGGCCCTGAAGGATCGCTTTACCAGAGTTGTACAGCCAGGATCCTGCGCCAGAGAAAAAACCGGTGATTTTGTCGCGGATCGATGTCACCGTGTTGTAGACCGCGTCGATGCCGGCTTGGACGCTTCCACGCATGGAGTCCCAGATTTGGGAGAAGAAACCGGAGACGGCGCTCCACACGCTGTTCCACACTCCACTGATGGCCGCCAAGGTCCCCGAAATCACCGCAGATACGGCAGCGAGCACGCTTGAAACGCAGGAGCTGATCGCATCCCAGATGGTGGTGAAGAAGCTGCTGATCCCACCCCACACTGCCTGCCATATGCCGGTCAGCCAGCCTGAAAACGCTGTCCACGCTGCGCTGATCGTGTCCCACAGGACCTGCCATCCGGCTGTCAGGGTGTCCCACACGGCGGTCACGTAGGGGCCGACCCATCCCCACAGCCCCTCCCAGAGGGCTGTGAAGACCCCGGTGAAGAACGTGAGGACAGTATTCCATACCTCGAATTGGGCTTGGAAGAACCAGGTGAGGCCGTCCCATATGGCTGTGAAGACAGCTTTCACGCCGTCCCAGAAGCCGTTCCAGGCGGCGGCAAAAGCGTCGGAGAATGCCGTCCATGCTTCGGTGATTGCCTGCCAGGTGTCGCTGAGGAACTGGGTGAAGGACTCCCAGATCTGTCGGCCTGTTTCCGTCTGAGTGAAAAAGTAGGTTAGACCGGCGACAAGAGCTGCGATAGCCATAACAACCAGCATGATGGGGTTAGCGGCCATGACTGCGTTAAACGCCGCCTGGATCGCGGTACCCACCTTGACGATAGCCTGCCATGCCTGCACGGCAAACCCCCACGCCTTAATCGCTCCCGTCCACAGCTGATATGCGCCGTAAGCTCCGGCTACCCCTACCACGATGGCGCTAATCCAGTCCCAGTTTTGACGCAGCCACCCCACCGTTTCTCCCAAAGCCGAAGCCAGGTACTTAGCGACGGTGAACAGCTGCTGGAATGCTGTTGCCAGTCCTTGGCCTGCGACGGCGGCTAGGGTCTTGAACGACTCCAGCGGGGACTCTCCAGTGTCCGCGATGTAGTCGAAGAAGCTCTCAACGTAGGGCCGTACAGTTGACACCAGGTCCCAGAAAGCATCGCGCGCACCCTGGATCGCGGACACCAATCCCGGGTGCAAGGAGAGTTCACGCAGCTTCGAAGTGTCGCCGCCGGAGATGATCGTCCACAGGTCCACGATGGCGTCGCGGACGGTGAACAGGAAATCAACGATGACACTGGACTCTGAGATGTTGAACGCCTGAGCGAAAGCCTCGTTGAAGTCGTGGTCGACGAAAATTCCCCGCAGGCCTTCAACTGCGTTTTTGACCCACCCGAAAAACCCATGCAGGCTATCGGTCACCCAGTTGATCGCTCCAGTCACGTAGGGCTTGATCGCGTTTGCAATATCCATTGCGCCGCCAAGAATTTCAGCCTGGAAGTTCCCCCACGCGCCCTCGAGGGTCTTTGTGGATTTCGCAGCCTCAACAGCCACGTCTTCAAAGCCGAGCTCTAGGAGGGCTTGGTTGAATTCTTCAGCGGTGATTTGCCCCTTGGCCATCGCGTCTTTGAAGTCCCCAACGAAGGCTCCGTTTTTACGCATGGCCTCTTGGAGGCGGCCAGACGCGCCAGGGATCGCGTTCGTGATCTGCATCCAGTCCTGAGCCTGAAGGCGACCGGCGGCATTAACCTGAACGAGGGCGTTACCGAAAGCGGAGAATTCATTAGCTCCCGCGCCAGCTGCCGCCGTGAGGTTACCCGCGGCCTCAGCCATCTTGTCAAAGTTTTTCACGCCGTTGGCAGCGAGTTTGGAGGTGATCGACTGAATATCCGTCAGGTCATAGATGGTTTCGTCGGCGTACTTTCGTGCGCCTTTAACCAGGCTATCGATCTGTTCTTGCCCGGTGATCCCCGCGAACTTTAAGGTGGAGCGGAACTTATCCGTCGCGTCCGAGGCTGCGAAAGCTTCTTTGGCGAGGTCACCAAACCCGACAACTGCGGCAATGGTGCCGCCAATGGCCGCAGCCTGCATCAGCCCGCCTTTGAATCGCGAACCGACTTCGCTACCAGCATCGCGTCCAACGCCGGCAAGCTCATCACCAATGGACTTTTTCACGCCCTTAAATGAGGGCACAACCTGGATCCAGGCTTTCCCCAGCTCAGTTCCACCAGCCACAGCAGGGCCTCCGTTCTATCAAGTTCTCAACTAGTTATTCGCGTTCGCGTGCAAGGAAAGCGTCAAGCTCATCAACGTCCATGGCCTCACCTACGCGCTCTCCCTGAGGGACAGCCACGCCTGGGCGAGGCAAAGGACGCGGCCTGTTCGCGCCCTTTTCCGCATCCTTCGTCTTCGCCCACAAAAGGAGTCGGAGAGTATCCACAGCCTCAGCCGAAAGGAACTCCGCAAGACCCCACCGCCAGTCAGGATTCGCCGCGCGATGTAAAGCCGATTCGGGCTGCGCGATGATCACCAACGCCCAGTCGGCTACCTTCCTAGCAGGGTGGGCCCGCATGTCCGTCACGTGCAGGTAGCGGCGCAAATCGAATTCCAGCTCACACGGATACTCTCTGAGCAGCTGGACGAAAGTCAGGATTTTGGGGCCAAGGCTTTCATGAGTTCTTGCATGAAAGGCGCGATCTTGGAGGCAGGCACGCGACCAGAAGCGGGATCACGCAAATGCTCAAGCACTGTCTTGTACTGGTCTCCCAGGACCTTCCGAAGCAACGCCGGACTCTTCAGCGCGTTCCCTTGCTGAATTTCGTTAAGGGTATCGAGCAATTCAAAGTCGTCGAACACATTGGGATCGAGGGTGAGTGGGATCCCCTGGATTTCGACGCTACGCACCTCAGAAACAGGGGCGGCATTTACCTTGGCGTTGGTGGCTTCAAGTGCTGCGAGCTGAGCATCAAGTGCTGCGAACTGTGCTTCCAGCTCTGCGCGGGACATAGATTCAGACATGGAAAGGTCTCCTCAAAAAGGGGGGAAGGGAATTAAAGGGGAGGATTGGTAGGGGCGAGGCTGTCCGTGGTGTCAGCCCCGCCCCCTGTGTGGGTTACTTCGCAGACGAAATGTATTCGTACACGTTGTTCCCAGCCGTATCCGGATAGGTCGTCATCGTCACCTCATAGCCGGTGACCTCACCATCCTTGTAGGACACGGCAGACAGCTCGGTGATCTGCCCTTCGGGGATGACTAGGCGCTTGATCTTTCCGCCACTGAGCGCAATCTCGAGCACGAACACGGCGCGAGGAAGATCCTTGCCATTGTGCAGAATCGAGATGACACCGGACTTTTCCGTAACATTCTCAGCTCCGTACACGGCCTTGAGCACGTCCACGTCCAGGCTCTGAAGGAACTTCCACTTGAAAGTCTCCTTGTAGCCTGTGTTCAGGATCATTACGGTGTCACCGCCGAATGCCTTCTGTTCACTGGTTTCACGTTCAGGCGCGTTTTCCACGCCGTCTTCGCCGATGTAGCCGGTCTTTGCGAACGCTGCGTCGAGCGGAGTTTTCGCATCTGTCGGCAGAGCAGTTCCAATCGGGGCAATACGGACAACGCCGGTTGCTGTGGGCTTCGCAGCGGAAACCAAAGAAGTGTTCTTGTCAGCCATTTTTGTGGCTCCTTCCAAAAAGGGGTGGGTATGGAAAAGCCCCACACCCGCAATCACGGGGTGGGGACAAAGAAGAAGCTCTAATTTTTAGAGCATGATGACCGCGCTCACCGTCAACTGATAGCGAGCCTGGCGAGAATCAGGATCTGGGAAATTGTAGAGAGAATCCACGCTGATAGACGCCACCTGCGGATAAGAGACGAGAGACTGCAACGCTTGCGTTGCACGCGAGGCCAAAGCCGCAGCCTCAGCCCGACTCTCACCCCAACACTGCACCGCAAACGATGGGTAGTCCACCAGCCCAGTCACCTGTCCGCCGGTACGCTCAACCGTCACAAACCGTTCTGGGCGCGTTCCCGGGATACTCCCGTAAACTCCGATCCCCACCAACTCCGCACAGTCCGCGAGCGCGCGTATGAGAAAAGCTTCAGACACTGCCCGCTCCCATACTCTTCAGCAGAGTGTTTTCCTTGGCGTTGCGACGCCTGGCTTGATACGAGTCAGCTCGGACAACACCGACGGGACGCCCTTTCTTTCCGATTCGCACATCTTCTACGAAGCCGGTTCCGGCGGCGGAGGCGATCTTCTCTACGGACTGTTCGACTAGTGGTTTGGTGAGGGCTGCCATTGCGGCGAAATCTAGTTCGATTTTTATGTCGGACATGATGAGGTGTTCACCCCTCGATCTTTCGCGCGTGGACCACGCGGTTCCACCTGGTTGGGGTGTTCTCTTCGGGGTAGGGCTGTGGGTCGCCGATTACCTCGTAGATGTTGCCTTGATGGTGGATTTGTCGGCCTCGAAGCGAGGCTGTGTAGGTCTTTGGGATGTAGAAATCCATGGTGATCTCATCCCCGTTGGGACGGATCGTGCCTTCCACGTCCTGCGTTGAAGCAGGGGCTGCGAGTACGTCACCTAGGACGGCTTCTAACCCCCATTTTGTGGTGGGAATGTTGAACGTGTCCGTGCCTGTTTCGATGGGGCTGTGGATTTCGATCCGGCTGCCTTTAATCATCGCCGCCTCCTTTGAGGAGGTTGATCTCAAAGGCCGCGCCCCTGCGTCCGTTGACGCTGCGCTTTTCCGCCTTAGTCAAGTAGAGGTCCCCGCCGGGGTTTGAGAAGGACACTTGCTGAGTGAAGGGCCCTGCGGTCATGCTGGTGCTGGAAGCCCCGGCAAGGGCGTCGTCTCCAAGAGGAGCGTTCATGGCGCGTTTGACGATTGAGCACACCACGCGTCGCAGAGTTTCGGCACTGGCTTGTTCCCACTGTGCGCACTCGTCTTTGATGAGGCTTTGAGCGTCCTCAATGAGGACGGTGGCGCGTTCTTGCTCGACGGCTGTTAGACCGCGCCAGCGCTGTTCTAGATCCCGGTATGTCGCCCAGGGTGTAGGTATCGGACTCACCTATTTTCCTCCCTCCTTGCTTGTGCCTGGACGGGGGCTTACCCTGTTTTCCTCAACCATGAGGTTAGAAGGTCTACTGGGTAAGCCCCCTATGACTCCGCTACGGGGAGGGGTCAGGCGGTCTTTTCCTTGACCACGGCGAAGCGGTCCACGAATGCGTACCAGCCGTAGACGATTTCCAGGCGCAGAGCCACCTGGTTCTTGCGCTTCAGGTCACCCTGGCCGTCCGGGTCGCCGAACTGGATGAGTTCGACGGGAAGCTCGCGCTGCACGCCCCAGCGGATACCGTTCTGGAAGTCGCCGACAATCGCGCGGATCTTCGTGTCGGTAGCCTCGGGCGTACCGGAAACGGTGTTGCCCATGGCCACGGGAATACCCATGAAGTTTTCGATGTCGGTGCCAAAACCAAGGTTCGGGTAGCGAAGCTGGGAGGTCTCACCGGCCCCGTCCTTGGCCTTCAGGTCAGACAGCGCCCACCCGAACTTCGGGTCGAAGGCCGCGCCGGTGACCTGCACGCCCATCGGGGACTCGATGACCTTTCCGACGGCAGCGCGGAACGCAACATCAGGATCAGCGGTCTTTCCCGTCATTTCCACGGCGAGCGTGGTCGCGGAGATGTAGTTGGTCCATGTGGTGATCGCGGTACCGTTCAGAGGGTTAATGCGGTGATAGATGCCCAGGTCAAGGGCGCGAGAAAGCGCATTCTGACCAGCCTCAGCAAGGGTGTTGAGGATTTCCAGCTGGTAATCCTCATCAGCCCACATGACCTCCTGGTTGAAACGCATCGTGACCTGCGCCTTGTGGGGGACGGCAGTGACAGAGCGGAAAGTGCCGGTGGTGGAACCCTTATCGGTTCCTTCTTCGACGAACTGTGCCTTAGGCAGGTCGTCGAAGACGAGGATGTCGGTCTTGCCGAAGCGCATGGGGGAGGCTCCGGAGAGCTTGGCGACGGTGGAAAGAGACTGGGTCTTCTTCACCATTCCGTCTGCGATTTCGCGGGGCATGAGCACCTGCGCGTTGGTGGAATTGAAAATAGCCACGATTGGCTCCTTTCATCAAGGGGGGTATAAGAAAACCGCGACCGGGTTAGTCGCGGTT